GTTAGCATCATCACCTAGAGCAGCAGCTAATTCATTCAGAGTATCTAATGCTGCTGGTGCTGAGTCTACAACTGCGGCAACCTTAGCATCTACATAGGTCTTGGTAGCAGCATCTGTACCTTGTACAGGATTAGATAAACCCGTAATAGTTCCAGAAGTACCAGCGTTCATGTTTAGTGAGCCGTTGATAGTTAAGTTCGTGAATGAACTAGAACCTGTACTTGCTATGTTACCTGTTACGTTACCTGTAACTGCACCAGTATGAACACCTGCTGTGTTACCTGTGACATTACCTGTAACTGCACCAGCTATTGGGCCAATAAAGTTAGTAGCTGAGATATTAGTACCAACAACAGTACTCGCAGAAGTAGCACCAACAGTAGTACCATCAATCGTACCAGCGTTAATGTCTGCTGTAGCAGCTACCAATGAAGATACAGTGGCAGCAGCAGGAGTAGCAGCACCAATGACAGTAGCGTCAATGTTACCACCATTAATGTCCACACTAGCTAGTGTAGATAGACCTGTTACACCTAAGGTTCCTGCAATGGTTGCATTCTCATGTACTGCAACAGTATCAATGTATCCGATACCATCAATGTATAAGTCTTTGAACTCAGCACCAGAAGCACCAAGGTCAATGTCGGAGTCGCTGACGGGTACAAATGCCCCATCTTGAATGCGTACCTGCTCTACTGTACCTGCTCCTACTTGTGAGAAGAAACTAATTCGGTTATTAGTAGAGTCTATTACTACTTTGTTTAACGCATCAACGTCTGCAATGGTAGGAATGAAAGCACCTTCAGTAGAAGAGCCGTCATGCTTGTGACCAGTTGCGTGGGTAAAGGCATCTCGTATAGCATTGTATTCTGCGTTAACAGGAGCCGCTTTGATTACTGCGTTTGCAGTTATGTCTGCAACAGATTGTCTAGTATAGCCAGCCATTTTATCTTAAATCTCCAGTGCCATAAGTTATTACTAAGCCTTGTATGCTGTGACTAGCATCTTGGCTACTTGTTACGTATTTAAAAGATACAGACTTACCAGAGCCAGATATACTAGTTGCCTGTATTGGAGAGGGGTTACCACTAAATACAGCCGTACTATTGTAAGTAGCCTCATTGAAATAGGCAGCAGCACCCTTAGTAGTCATTGTAAAGTTACTAGGGTTTAATACCTCTGTATCTTCATAGTCATATACTACAGATAATATAATTGAGTTATCACCCTCTGCTCTAAGGTAAGTATTAACCTTATGGAATATCTTACGCTGCTCTGGGTTTTCCATATACAAGTAAGGAGTTTGATACACACTAAATATATCTAAACCTGCAAAGTTATTACCTTGTTCTTGCCTGTGTACTAAACCTGCGGAAGTACCATGTATTACAAATTCATTCTGCCCTATAAAACCACTAGCTGCACAAGTAGCTTCTATACCTAGTAGTTGACCAAACTCAAATCCAAATCCATCTTGCTGTTTGCGTATGCCTCCGATAACTCCTTGAGACTCGGCAGCAGCAAAGAAGATTCTAAACTGAGACTTCTGGCGTATTACAACAGAAGACAATCCTTCTAAGTCTATGTCAAATACAATGTCAGTAAATAGAGATTGAATATCTTTAGATACAGTCTCTAGCTGTATATCACCAATCTTGTTTGTACCAGAGATAGGACGTAATCCATCTTGGCTAAGGAATAGTAAGTCCCCACCAATCTCCATAACACTGTCAGTAGCCATACAACCTAAGTCATGTGTAATGCTAGACAATGTAAAGTCAGTAGTACTAGTACCCTTCAATGCTTTTATTGCATTAGTACCAAATATGTATAAGAAGTCTCGGAAAGGTCTAATAGCTACAATGTCAAAGCCTACGTTAATTACTCCACCACCACTTCCCGTAGCAAAGTTTGTTTCGTCTAAAGGTGCGCTAAAGAATATCTTAGTAGGATGTGCTGGATCACCTGCAAGGAACATGTGATTAGCATAGTCCACAGCATACTTAGGATCTGTAGGTGCTGCCGAATGTGTTATCGGTGTATAGGTACTACCATTGTATGTAGCGGCAGGATTGATACCATCCGTAAGTATTACTTTCTTAGCACCAAAGTTAAAGTTAGCAAAGCGAACCTTGCTTACTCCTGTCATTGTAGGTGATCCACCGCAGGTAACAGCTACCCATGCAGAGCTTGAGTTGTTCCATCGGTGTAAATAATTATTGCCACTGCTAGGCTTACGGCAAGCTAAGATACCATCATTGATACCATTAGATACACTGACACCTAATACAGATCCAGTTCCTGCAACAGTACCATAGCTATTTGTAAAGCCATTAATACGTCTATAGCCACCTGTTACAGCAGCTTCATAATTTACCATCTTAATTGCACTTCCTGGAGATTGCTCTCCCTGTGCTAGTACATCACGGCTTGTGTCTAAGCCACCTGTACAAAAGATTTTGTGTACTGATAATTGATCAGCCATGTTGTTAAGATAATCCTGATGCAGTACGCTGTCTTGTTCTTACAATGTAAGCACTTCGCATGTTTAACTTATCATCCATTAACACGTTACGCATTGCCTTGATGCCATCTTCAAAAGAAGCTTGGTGCATCTGTGCGCTCTGTGCATTAGATCGGAACTGCATCATATACATCATAGCACCATCAATGACTACGTGAGAGAATCGGTCAGGTATAATACTTACATCGTTAAACAGTGTAAGTGAGTTAGGCACTTGCCAGTATGTGAACTCTACTTCATATCCTGCATTAGGAACTGGAGTAACGCCAAAGGCAGAACCATATGTTTGAAATACTTGTGAAGGAACACCTAACCCTGTAGCAGGTGCATTGTCGTCAGAAGATCTGCGAGACATTGTGTATTCTTCATAAGATATAGCATTAAGAACTTGTGGGCTATTGTTGGCAGACACTAACTTCTTAACGTAAAATGTTCCCCAATCAGCACTTGAATAGTCTGAAGGGAAGTTATATGTGGTAACACCAGCAGTTAAAGTTTGAACTGTAGTTGTTTTAATAAAAGGCCACTCTTGACCATCTTGTAATATACGTCTAATACTACTATTGATAGCATCTTTAGAAAGAGCTTGTACGTTTCGTACAGTGTCAAAGCCATCACCAGCAGCATCAATCTGAACTTCATTGAGTCTTCGTAAGACCTCGTTTGCAAGTGCGACATATGTTGCCATGATTTTTACTCTTTACATAATAAAAGAAAGGGGGCAGATTGCCCACCCCCTCAGTGACAACGCTTAGGCTACGTTGTATTTTGCAGTGACGATTGCTTCTGGCTTTAAGATCTTACGACCATAAAGATGCATACCACGTACAATATCAGCAAAGCTATCTGGATCACGATAGGTTTCAGTCTTGTTGATCTGCTGAGCAGTAGCAACGGCTGAATCATGACCTGCAACAATAACACCATAGTTAGTGTTTTGGTTAGCAGTACCAGCAGTAGCTGAACCTGTACCTACCTTAGGAAGGTTGTTAGAAACATATACACGGAAACCATGCAAGTTGTCCAACATCAAACCATTACGTAGTCCACCTGACTGTCCCCAGTCCATGTTCAATAGACGAGAATCTTCGTCAGCTAGGATTTCTTGGAATACAGAATCCACAACCAACCAACGACCTTGCTTATCAACATTGTTCTGATCCATCAAACGAGCCATACGAGCTACCATTTGCAACGGAGTTGCAGTAGCAGTAGCAACAGAAGTTGCGCCAGCTAAACGAGCAGCTAGTGGGATAGAGTGATCTCCAGCAGAACTAGTAGTAATGTTACCAAAGCTACTTTTGATTAGCTTGTTAGCTGTAAGTAGTTCATCACTACCAGCAGAAGCAACAGCCTTAGTACCAGATACTACGTTGTTAACAGCACCTGCATTAGCATGTAGCGCAGATTGCTTGTAACCAGACAAGTAACCCAAGATTTCTTGGTCATACTGGTCAGCCAAACGATAGGCCGCACGATTACTAGCCATACTTAGCCAGTTGATGTGGGTCTGTTGCTCTTCAATGTCATCCAGTTTAAATGCAAAGTAGTTAGACTTGTCTACAGTTAAAGTGAAATCAACGTCAGTTAAATCCTGAGTAGCGATAGCAGTACCACGGGTGTATGCTAAGACACTAATTTCAGGCTCTTTAATAATACGTACAGAATCACCAGCGTTGGCAATCTCACCAAAGTAATCACTGTTAGTGATCGCTTCGCAGACTGCTGACTTACGAAATTCCATCTGTACTTGTTTGCTATAAATTACAGGTGAAAAATTACCTGAGTTTAAGTTGGTATAACCACTCGCTTTTGCAAAAGCCATGATATACACTCCTATATAAATTAGTATGGAGCTATTACAATATCATAGAGGCTGTCGTTAAAGGGTGCAGGATACTTAAGTTGATCGACTTAGTGTAACACTGGGCCTTGTCTGAGCAGGTTTGTCTACTTACTATTGTGATTGCTTATATGTTACACAAGGATTTGCAGAACATATTTTGTTACTTGGTGTAGGGTAGCCAACTGGAGCCTACTCCTCTGTAACGTACTAATGTAACCAGAGGATCAGTCCAGTTACACTAGTGGGTTAAAATACAGTTATACTGATTTTTAGTTAAATGTCAAGCATTATTTTAATTAAATTATGATTAACGTGCCTTACCAGATACATCGTATATAAAGTTACCACTACGCATTGCCTTAGCAATAGCATCTTGATTCTCTTCATATATGTTTATAGTCATGGCAGCTACGTCAGACTCAAGGAATTGCTGCTCTCCTGAACCTTCTGTAGGAGAAGAACCACCACGGGAACTTACTTCCTGTGCAGCACCACGGCTGTTGCCCTTCTTTGCTTTATTCTTCTTAGTAATACCAGCATCTAACTTATACAAGTCAATTGCTCTGGCAGCACTAGTAGCATCAGCCTCATTGTGATACAAAGAATCCTGTACCCACTTTGGCTGTGCATCTACCCAATCATGAAACTCGTCTTGTTCACGGATCTCTTCAAAGTCTGGGTGGATCTGTAGTAACTTAGCTTCTGCTTTCCCTTTGTTTGCACTGAGTTGTAGATCGTCAATCTCTTTCATTCGACTGGATAGAGTTTCGTTCTGATCCTTAGCTGCCTTCAATGCCATTGTCTGCATGATGTTGGCTACCTGAGGATACTTACTTGCCCACTCTGCTATCTCTTCTTCTGTGCTAGGTAATTCCATATCACCTGTTGATGTAGATTTAAGTTCACCTTTGAGAGATTTAATCTGCTCTTCAAAGTCACTCTTCTGTTCCTGTTGATGCCTACGTAAATCTCCATACCGCTTCTTAAAAGATCGCTCTTCTGCTGTATCAGGAGTTTCATTGTCAGCCTTCTCTTCAGAGGACATATCTTGCTGTGCTTTCATATCTGCTAACTCAGCTTCATCTTCATCCATACGTTGTTGCTTAGTGTTAACTCGCATAAATCCTTTTACTTCTTGCTTCTTTGCTGCTTGCATTGTTTCCATGATTTACTCTCTTGTTGGGGCTAACAGTGGGGAAGGTACAGTATTGTACCCCCCGATCTTAGGTAGCCAATAAAGGGTATTAAGTGCGTTTCGCTGCCAAAGCTCCCTTTTTAGCTTGTGCTTTCTGTTTTGATTTCTTCTTAGCTGCTAGTCCTGATGTATTATCTGAACGCATCTTCTTTACTTTAGGTCTATCTGCTTTAGTAAGTAGGCCACCTTTAGCCTTACCACCACCACCTGAAACACCTGCAAATCCTGCTTCTTCTGCTTTAGTTTGCTCAACACCAGTAGCAATAGGATGACCTCCACCACCTCCGCCTCCATCACCTCCACCTGTAACAGCAGCCGCAGCATCCGCAGCAGCCTTGTTCGAAGCTATTTTAGCTTCCCGTTCTCTGGCGGTCTGTGCTGCTCTATCTACTGTAGCCTTATCCATTATCTTAGCGGCAGCATTATCTGCTCTTACTTTCTCTGAGTTAGCTTGGTTAGCTTGTACTTCTGCAATGTCGTCCCATACACTACGAGATCCAGGCTCTTTATAAATTTTATGCCCATAAGCATTGAGTTTCGTTTCTTCTTCTAATCTACGTTTTTCAGATGCAACATCTCCTGTAAAACTTTTCCAATAGTCTTGGTTTAACTTAGCGTAAGGATCATTTTTAATTTCAAAAGGCTGGTTAGTATTATTTTTAAATGGACTATCTTCACCAATACTTCCTAGTATCTTTCCTACCTCAGTAAGAGTAGACTTAGCAGTTGCTTTTTCTTCATCTGACATAAACTTAAGAGCAGAACCTACCATACCTGTTGGCCCTAACACTAAACCTGCACCAACATACTTTACTGCTTTTGCCCAATCAATAGGTTCTCCATTAGGTAGGAATCCACTATCAGGTTCTTTCTTTCCTGCCATCCTATTCTGAGTATCAGCAGTTTTCTGTGCTGTTATTAATAAATCAGTTGGGGACTGACCCTCAGCAAAAGTCCCATCTAAGAATCCTCTTGTGGATTTATCTCTAAATCTAGTATCATAAATCATCTTAGCTTGTGGAGTTAATGCTGCATACATTATATCCATCTGCCCACTACTCATATTGACACTAGCTAAACTTTCTATTTTAGTAGACCTATCCCTGCGTATACGATCTGACCTGTTTACGTCTGCCTGATAACCATCCTGACCTGCATCATTTCTGTAGGCTTTAGTTCTCTCTGCATCTGCATTAGGCCCAGAATTTACAGTATCTTTTATAACTTCTTCTTCTTCCTCAGGTGGATCTACAATATCACCTTCTTCAGGTGGTACATAAAGAGTATAACCCTCTGGTATAGGACGTAGTGCCTTACCACGTAACGTAGGAATAGTTATGTAGTCCCCTTCTGCATTAACATATTTTAAATGCTGCATAGTCTCTGGCTCATTAAACTTCCTACCTGTGTAGCTCTCATAAGTGGGCATACCACCCTTAGCAAAGTTCATTGCTTGTTCATCAAAGCCTTCACCATCCATGCCATCAATAAGAGCATCCATAGCAATGTCGTCATCTTCCAAAGGCATTTCCATGCCCCTATCCATAGGCATATCCTGTGGTGAAGGAGAGCCACCTATCTGACCTTCTGCTTCCATTGAAGCTAGACCTTTTTTTGCAGAGTCTCGCATCTTCATGAGTTTGTCTAAACCAATGAAACGAACAACATCTGCAGGAACTACGAACTCACCTTCACTTAGTTGTGCAGGAATATCGTCACGTACTTCTTCTTGCAAAGAACCTGTAGGCACTTCGTTGCCTGACATTGGATCTACTGTTGCGCCATCGTCTAAGAAACCGCCCTCTGCGTAACCACTACGATACTTAATTTTCATCGTTAACTCTCTCTCGTAAATACTTCAATGATCTTAATTGCTGAATGGCACCTTGTGACTGGAACATCTCCTGTGTATCAGTAGTCTGCTCTAGCTTGCGGTGTTGTTGCTCTATAAGTACATCCATATATTCTGTGAATGTACTGTAAGCATCTTTATTATTGCATAGGAGGTTGAGGGGCTTGAGGTTCATTACCACTAAATCCTTGTTCACCAGGAGTAGGTACGCCACCAACTCCAATGTTTTCAGCCCCTGCTGGATTAGGCCCAGCCTGTGGAGCAGCCTGTGGAGCAGCCGCTTGTGCTTCTGCTTGTTGCTTCTGCATTATCATAGCTTGCTCTGCTGCTTCTTCGATGTTGTTAGTAACCTTATCAGGATCTAACTCCATAGACTTTGCAATCTCACGGATGATGTACTGAGACTTCATCCAAGGTGCAAGGTTAGGATTAGCACCAACCTGTAAGAACTGCATCAATCGTTGGCTACGTATCTCATTAGCCATAAGTGATTCTGTTCCACGGGCCTTAACTTCTAGGTCACCACGGATGCTCTTATCAAAGTCAAACTGCATATTGAAGTGAAAGAAGCTCTTACCCATTGGCCCTAGTAAGTAGTCAT